ATCATCAATTTTGCTTGAAGACAACACTGCTTTAGCATCTTTGCTCATACAACCATTAGCGGCAAAATACCCTATCAAAAAACCTAACACATATTCTTCATTGAAATTTTCTAATTTTGGAATTGTGTTTTTAAAATAAGAAGGTAAATATTTTATTGTAATAGTTTCATTATTGGTTTTTATTGACCAATCAAAACCCTGAAAGTATTTTATCAATTCTTTAGAATCACCACTCAAATGTAATCTACAAGTATTGGTTGATTTATCATAATCACCATCACCATAAACCATTCCATGAACAAACCCTATAGGGCAAAAATATCTTGAATTACTGGGTTTTGAAGGTATCCATTTTCTTTTAATATATGGAATTATATCTCCATCTTCTAAGTCTAATGTTTCTTTTTCAATCACACAATCATCTTTCAATGTTCGCCATATATGATTACCAGTGCAATAAATATCTTTTATAATAGTATCTCGTTTAACAGTTAATTTATAAAGTCTATCGTTTCCAAATTTTTTAATAGTAGATTTTACAAAAGATCCATAATTATTCATTACAGATACGGTATCTCCATCATTGAAATCTAAAAAAGATTTTAGTCCTTTGTCTGTTATAAATTTTGTATCTCTGCTAAAACAATTTGCCAAAGATATTTTTTTCCCGCTACCAGCCCCTTGCATTATGCTTCCTGCTGGATGCCACCAATCATTATAGATTTCGTCAAACCAACGTTCAGCCCAATACTTTCTTAATTCTTCTGTTTGTTCTACTGAGGCAATAAAATTACAGACACGCCATAATGCTTGAACATAGGTTTCCCCATCAAACATAGCATATTTCTTTTTGAAAGCATCAATAGAAAACTTATTTCCGTTGAAATAATCTTCAGTGGTTTGATGCTTTACATCTTCATATTTCACCATTGATTAAATCTCCCATTTATTCTTATACATAAACAATTTGATTAATAAACTTAATTTTTAATAAGCGTTACTTTGTCTAATTGATTTTGTGATTTGTGCAATTTCGCCTTTAAAGACTGATTGACCAAATGGAGCAACAATAACATTATCCATATTATTTACATAAGCATAATCCACCATATTTTTTACACCAGCAGGATTTGTAGATGTAATAAAAATCTTTTGGATTTCTTCTTTTAATGGATACTGTTCATTAATACTTACCAGTGCTTGATAACCACTGTTCGGAGATTCTGATGAGATTGATTCTGGATCTAAATCGTGTGTTAAAAAAATGTAATCCCATTTTCTTGAAAATAAATATTCCAGAAATGTTGCTACATTTTTTGCAGATTTATAAATTCCAGCTGTTGATTTGAAAGTTAAATCAAAAGTAATTAATTTTTGATTATCGTTTTCCAAAACTAATACTGCTACATTATTATTCATTTTGTTAACCTTTAATATAAAAATTTACGAAATCTTATTTATCTTTTTTACTACTATTATCCAACTTACTTATCTTTATACAAATCTTTCATTTTATCTTTAAAAGATTTATTTTCTTCTTCTGGTTTTTGTTTTACTGTTGTGTATCTGATATCGCTTTTTTGTTTGGGTAATCTAAACTGTAAAATCCACTTTGTCCCGGAACACCTTTAAAAACAATTGCAGGTGCATTAACAAATTTTATAATATCATTAGAACCACAATTGGGACACTTCCATTCTTTATTATTAATTTTTTCCATATTAGAATCATATTCTGTAATGTGCCAAAATTCTTCCCAAACATATAAACATTTGTTACATCTAAAATCATGTGTTGGCATTTGTTTTTCCTTTATAATTATTATTAAAACGGTTTTTGTTCATTTTCTATTTCTTTGTTAAATTCATCAACTATATTTCCCAATATAGTTTTGGATTCAGATTTTTTTTTGATATAAGCATATTTTTTATTTACCTCATTACCAGCATATCTATCACCAGAAGTTGGTGCAGATTGTTCTATTCTATAAGAAACACCATTCAAATCAAACCAATCTTTAGCAATATTAATTGGACAAACACCTCTTCTTATTTTTTCAATATAATCATCTGCTGGAATTTCTATTGTTGCTAAAGAAGTGTTATAAATAACTGGCAATAAATATCCATCTTTTCCAGAACCCCTATTTTTAGAAATATGACAAGTCCCATAATCAAATTCACTTCCAGAAGGATTCCTATTGATACCTAAAATTATATCAGAAATAGCGGCTTTTGCATAACTTTCTGACATATTTTCCATTGAAACATATTCAGATTTTTTACCTTCTTTATTTGCCTGAGAATTTTTTACGATTATTCCTGCATCCAATCCATAATTATGCAAATCATCAACTTCCATATTATAAACATCATCTTTTCCATAATATTCAATAGAAACTACTTTGCAATTATAATTTTTTATTAATTCATTTTTTTCTGAATTTCTTAAAGGGATATTTTTTATTTTTTCCAAACTTTCTTTTTTATTGTTACAATTTTTTATAATTTCAATTATTTTTTGAATACGATCTTCTTTTACACTTCCAAACAAAGAAATTTCTCTTTTTTTAAAAATATTTTTATTATTTGGATTATCATTATATTTATTTAAATCTTTATGATGTATATGTTTACCTTTCTTAACATTTCCAAATTTCCAGTTTACAACTAATTTATATTCTTTTTCCCATTTCCCATTATTCAAATATATTTCTTTTCTTCCATCTTTACCCAACCTTCTTTTCAATGGCATTAAAGAATCTCCAATTTTAAGATTTTCAACCTTACAATAACTTCCATCCCTTAACATAAAATTATGATTAGGAGTAACTATAATATGTTTACCATTATCTAATGTTACTTTCATTAAATCCTGATTTGTTCCAGATTTATAAACTGATTTAACTGTTTTTAAAACTATAGATTTTTTTTCATTGTCGTAAGAATAAACTGGAAATCCTGATTTCCCCACCAAATCTTTTATTTTGTATTTCCCAATGGGACTATAAATTACGGTATCACCATGAAAACATGCTGTCAAAATAGGAACTTTTCTTTCTACTGCCAATGCTCTTAAATCTTCATAAACATTTTCTAATTCAAATCTTTTCTTTGCTTCCCCTTTATGTAAAGGTTTAACAATATCAGCATAATCAATAATGATAATATCTGGAAAAAAGTTTTCTCTTGCTCCTATTGTTTCTATAAATGTATTGATTGTTTGAACAGATGCTTTTTTTGTAGGGTAATTTTTTATTCTTAATTTTCCTGATTTTAATTTATAGTTTTGAATTGCATTATCAACTACTGTTGGTTGATGTTCCAAATCATTTATTATAACTTTGCTAATCAAAGAGTAAAATCTTTTCATAACAACTTCTTCAGAAAGTTCAAGTGTAATATATAAAACATTTTTTCCTTGGTCTAAAATTCTTTTTCCAAAATTAACAAGAGCAAATGAATTATGAATAACTACATTATTAGCTAATAAAAATAAATTGTTCATATTTACTTCAAATCCATAGTAATTATCAATTCCTATATTATCAACTTTTATTCCATAATTTAAACTATTTGTTCTTTTTGTTTCTTTATTTAAACGTTTTCTTGGAATTAAAACTGGTATTTTATAACAATCACCCTTTATTAAAACATTATAATAAATATTATTATATTTTTTATTAAAATTTTTACTAATAGATGTATTAAAACCAAGAGAACGAGATAAAGTTGATATGTCTAAAGCTAATGAATAATATTTTGTCGTTATACTATAACTTTTCCCCTTTTTACAACCATTAACATCAATTAATCCAGCTAATAACTGTATTCTTTTCTTATAACTATTTACTAAATAATCAAATGGAATATGTTTATTATGTTTCAAACCATAGAAATTTAAATCATTCATTAAACTATTAGATGCTTCTTTTTCTAATTCACCTACTATTTCCTTATCCATAGTTGTTACTGAAAACTTATGTTTACTACCATTTCCTAACCATACACCTAATAAATATGGGGATATTTTAACTTGTTTATCTTCGTATTCAACACCATTTATACAACCCTTTAATTTTCTTTGGAATCCTTTTGGTAATAATAAATATTCTTTTACTGGAATATTAAAAAATTCCCCATCATAATATTTTTTATATATACTATTCGGGTTACAATATTTTTTTATAGAATTTTTATCATCTATTTTTAAACTTAAAATATGTTCGGAATTTACAATATAACTATCAATATCTATGTTATTTTGTTTTGTATTGATATTTGAAACTTTATACATTTCACCTTTTCCACTGTGTAAAGACAAAACTTTTCTTGGTGTAGAATCATTACCCATTACCAAATCATTAATTTTTATGTCTTCTACATTTTTTGTTGTTCCATCATACATCAATATTTTTGTTCCTTTTGCCAGACATTTTCCGGTTGAGGGACCACCACATATAACACAAAGTTCCCCAGCAGAAAAACCTCCATTGAAAATAAAATCTAAAATATTATATCCGGTTCCTATTGTCTTTCTTGATGTTGAAAGAATTTTCTTTACATCTTCATCAAAACTTAATCCCAAATCTTTCTTCATATCAAATTGAGTTGCTTCAGTAATTATTTTTCTAATTTTATCATATTCTTCTTTTGCAAGATAATCAGTAGATTTTTCAATAGCATCTCTCATTTTCTGATTTTTACAAAATTCCAAACTCTTCTCTTTTGTGTATTGGAGATTAACTTCTTTGTTTTCAATTTCACCAATAATTTGCTGACATTGTTCAACAATATCTTCATTTTTTATATAGGTTAATTCTGCTTTAAGTTCAAATATAGCAGGAGGACCATAGAACTTGTGATAGTGATTTAATATTTTATCAACTAATGTTCCGTGTGGAGAACTTACAAAATATTCTGGACGGATTAATTCTGCAATTTCATCTAAAAAATTTTTATCAGTTAATAACGCTTTTATTAAATTAGTCTGAAATTCTTTATCAAATTTATCAAACGAATTCTTTGGATTCCTTAAATTTTGTGGAAGCATAGCATAAACTTCTTAATGTTGAAGACAATGACGAAAACTGTATTCTTAATGGTATCATATTTTTTTGAAACAGTAAATTCAAATTGAAATGGTCGTATTCTGGCTTCCAACTTTTCAGCGAAGATTCAAGTTTATTAATTGCAGTAACAGAAATATTTTTATTGTTTCTTAAATTCATTAATTCATACTTATTCTTTAAAGTATAATAAATAGAAACTTGATTATTTAAAGATTGCAATTTTTTGTTATCATTTTGTTTTAATTTTACCAAAGACCAAAAATCATCAATTCCATATTCTTTTTCTGCTAATTCTGGAAATAATTTTTGAATGGTTTTATTCCCTATCCCTTTAAAATCTTTTTTTATGTTATCGGATTTATCACCCAATAAAGTTTTTCTGATAACCCAATTTTCAGGAATAATTTTATATTCATCCAATAAAACTTTTTTGGTTATCATTTTTCCTTTGATTTTTTCTTCACCAACTTTTTCTGTTTTAGTGGGAGAAAATACCGAAGTGTTATCTGAAATGAGCTGATAATAATCTTCATCAGTTGAAATGATTATTTTTTCTTCATCTTGAAATTTTTTGGTAAGATATGATATAACATCATCAGCTTCTAAAAAATCAACCGATAAGTTACAAACCGGCATTTGTTCTACAAGTGTAAAAAACACTTTCAGTTCATTCCAGAAAGCATTATTTTCATTGTATTCAATATCGGATATTGTATGCGGACTTCTTCTACCATCTTTGTAATCATGAAAACTGTGTCTACGTCTCAATCCACTTTTTTTTCCTTCATAACAAAGAAATACTACATCTGGATTGAAACGATTTATCCAATTATACAAACTCATTACTGAATTTGTAATTGCACCAATGTGCAAACCATTTTCATTTAATTCTTTAGATGTAGAAAAACACCTAATAAATAGGTTAAATGTATCTACAAGAATTATTTTAGACAAAACAAATATTAGACTAACAAAGCAAAAAATATTTTTGCTTAATGAAACCTTTTGTTTTACTCTGATTCGTATTGGATAGATTTATCTGGGAAGTGTTTGTCTACTAATTTCTTCACATTTTTATTAGCCCATTCCGCTTCTTCGGAATAAACTTTCTTCTTTTCTTCAGCGCTACCTTCAACGATTACTTCTTTGTTTTCGTCTTTGGTAACTGCTTTCCATTTCTGGTCTGCGTTATCAAAATCAATGTTGGAAACCCTCTGAACATTAAGGGTTCCCAATTTTTTCATAATCGGTGCAGTAATTTCATCAAATGTTGTGAAAACATTTCCTGTTTTTTTATTGATCAATATTGTTCTTTCTTGTGCCATTTTATTATCTGGGTGTGTTAATAAATGATTATTTACTTTTGGATTCTTAATTTTATCCACTATCCGTTACAGCATAATTCGGCTGTTCTTCGTCTTTGAATTCAACATCTGGTTCATCACCAGAAATATTCTTCAAGAAGTTTAATTCCTGTTCGCAGGTATTTCCTTCATAGCCGAATGTTTCTGCTTCAATTAATCCAGTCTTCTTACTTATTTTGAAGATTATTTCTTTTGCCATTTTACTTTTTCCTTAATTTAAATTTGAAAAATTAAAAAAAAACACCGAAACCTTTAAGATACAAAACTCAAAGCACTTTCAATGATTAATTGACAGTGACTTTAAGTTCAAGGTAGTTTTCGTCTTCTGCCTGAACTGTGACACTTCTACCTTTTAATCTCTGGTCGTTTTCAATGAACTTTCTGTTGTAATTAAAAACAAATTCCCTGTTACACTTGTTCATATGAATGTCTTCACAAAGAATGTTGTAACTTTCGGTATCCTTAATTTTCTTCAAGCCGTAGGTATAACCAGTATCAGATGTCATATAAAAATCTGCTTTTGTTCCACCGTAAATAGAACCTTTTTCGGAGAACTGCCATCCGATTTCTTTACAAATTTCTTGTGCCAACGAAATATCGTTGACGATAAATTTTTGGATTTTTACTACTTGTGACATAATTTATATCCTTTCTTTGTTTAATTAATTAAAAAAAGTATTACTGTTACTTACAAATTTACTAAACATTTTTACAAAAGTAAAGTCATTTTTTTAACTTATTTTAATTTTTATTTTCTTCAATTTTTCCATCAGGGGAAACTTTGAAAGCACTTATATCAGAAGCATTGATATACTTACTTCCAATTTCTGTCATTATTTTCTTAATCTTATCTCCAGCAGTATTCCAGATTAACGGAGTTAATTCTTTTGCTAGATCCCAATTTCCACAATACTGATATTCAATAACGAGCTTTTCAATTTCAGCACCTGTCATTTTATCAAGTTTGACAAGTTTATATTGTTTTTCTGGTTCTTTAACACCATACAATTTACATTTCTTAATGAAAATATCTTTTGCATCTTCTGCTGTTGGATAATCAACAAAGAATATATTGTCCCATCTACCAGCACGTAAAAATTCCGGTGGTAAATCTTCAAGTGAATTTGAAGTTGCTACAACATAAATTTTTCTGTTCTTTTGATTTAACCATTTTAAAATGGTTTCAAAAATTCTGGAAGTTGTTCCACCATCAGTTCTATTTGAAGATTGAACACCACCAACAATTTTATCAATTTCATCAAATACCAAAACACCTTCACCTACTGCATCAAAAACATCAATAGCATTTCTGATTGACTTTTCTGATTCACCAACATACTTGTTGAATACTGAAGCAAAGTTAAGATACATTGTAGGAATTCCTAATTTATTTCCAAGCGCTTCAGCAAAAGTTGTTTTACCTGTTCCCGGAGGTCCTACTAATATAATACCAGAACGAGGTAAATCATTTCTTTCAAATCTTTGGTTAATATATCTTTTTAATTTAGACATTCCACCAATATCATCAAAAGTTATTTTTGATTTTAAGAATTTTATCTTTGAAGTTTTTTCAATTACTTCTTCTTTATGTTTTAGAATTATTTGCATATCAACTTTATGTTTGACATCTCTGCATATAATAGAACGAATGATAGCATTTTTAATTTCAAGATTGATTAATCCTGCTGTATTCTTTGCGATTGGTTCCTTCATATCCGGAGGAATAGAAAGATTTTGTTTTTTGTATTGTCTTTTTAAATATTCATCAACAACATCAAGATACTTTAATCTTTCTTCGTAATTTGGCAATCCATGATAATACACATGAACATATCTTAAATATTCTAAAGGAATTTTTTCAAATGGCGAAATGAACACAATTCTTTTTGCTGAAATGTTCAGCAAATCCATTGAATTCATCATCATTCTCCAGAACATCATATCTGCCCACAAATGAGCATCTTTGAATATTAAGATTGAAAATGCAGATACATTTGCAGAAAGAAATTCTTTAAATGCATCAATTGGAGGAATTGCTCTTTTTAAATTGCTTATTACTAATGGTTGCTGCCATTGTTCTTTAAATAAAGAATATGCTTGAAAACCAACAACGTTATCATAAATAAACATTGATTTAAATTCGTTGTTTCCTTTTTCTTCAGCAAGTTTTTCTAACTGGTAATAAATGTCTTCCAAACATTCACTATCTCTCTGGGTTACAATCCAATTAAATTTGGAATAACCTTTTAACAAAACTTTTAATTCATTTGTTATGAGTTCTTCAGCCATGTTTTTTTTCTTTGTTTGTTTTTCAAAAAATATTTAGCAATCGTTTTTTAAGATTTCTTTTGAGGATTTCTTTTTAGAAATTTTTTTAATCTTTCATTTACAATATAGCAAAAGTTTTTATCAATTTCAATACATAAAAATTTCTTTTTAAAAATTGTGTTGTAATACAACTTGTTCCACTTCCACAAAACGATTCTAAAATTAAATCACCTTTTTTACTACCTAAAATAATCAAAAAAGACATTAATTTCAAGGATTTAAATCTTTCCCAATACTTTCCTTTAAAATGTTGTTTAACCCAATGAACATATTCAGAAAAATTCATATATTACTCACATACCTAATAATATAGTAAGATGAATTATTATATATAATCCTAATGTTATATACAATAAATCTTTCCAGAATTGTTCAAGAAATCCTTTCATACAATACTTGCATCTTCTTCATAAAATTCACATTCGGGGTCAAAACATAATATTGCCATTCCACCATATTCTATTTCACTTCGCAAACCATTATAGTATTCAATATGAACATTATGAATATCTTCAATATTAATTATTGTTCCGATATTCCCTTCTGAATCTTGAATTGTCATTCCTATTTTTAAATCTTTGAAATCAATCATTATAAAAATTTTAAAATTCTACGTTCATCTACATTATATTGTGGAAAATGAACACACCAATCTTTTATTGAATTATGTAATCTACAAATTTAATTTTATGTGTTCTAATATGATTGTCAATTCCCCCATCAATTTTTATATTACATATTTTACAAATCATTTATTTTCTCTGTTTACATGTAGGTATTCGGTTAATGCTTTTATGAACGTAAGAGATACAATAGGTAAAACACCACCTTGTAAAAATCCTAAAATTCTTAAAGTCCAAGGTAAAGCATCAGCATCAGCTCCAATAATAGAAAGTAGTTTTAATAAATCTGGATTTGCTGGTTCCATATGTATATATGAATGATACATATTACCTATTACTTGCATAACAACAATTGCAAAGAATAGAATCCAAATTGTATTCTTTTTTATTTTGGTTAATGCTGTTAAAGCAAATAATGCGGAAATGGATGCAAACTCAAATGCAGCAGCCAAAGCCCAAGATAACCAAGATGTATTACTCAATTCAAAAAATGAAACAACGTGAATCATAGAAATGATAGAAATAACTAATGGTGGAATTATAAATGCAAGAAACACTGTTCTTTCACTTTTATTTTTAAAACTGAAAACACCCAAACTAACTGATTCATCAGGTTTCCAGCCAGTTGCTTCTGTTACTTTTTCTTCTACCTTTTTAAGAATTGGTTTCTTTGATTTTTCTGAATTTATTTCAATTGGCAAATCAATTTTTTCATCAATAGTAGTAATTTCAGGACTTTTAAAATTTATAATTTCTCCATCAGAATTTCTTTCTAATTCTGGTTTTAATTCTTCTTGTTTGATTTCTTCTTTCGTTTCCAATACTTCATTTCCCGTATTATTATTTTCTTTATTTAATGAATTCGTATTATCAATTACACGAACTAAATCCGAAACTTCACCTTCATTATTAATTTTTGGAATGTTATCAGTGTTCCCAATTTCAGGAACTTTTTCTTCTACTATTGTGGGTTCTACAATAGATGGATTTGATGGGGAATTATTTTCATTTTCCCCATCAAATACCGGACCAAATTTATATTTTCTAAAAGCCATTTGGCTTACCTCAATACTATTGTTATATATTAATCTTCATCAGGAACAACTTCAACATTAGTTGGAGTCATTGCATCAAGGTCATCTTCAGTATATTCATCTTTTTTTTCCCATTTCATTATATAAGTATCAATGAGTTTCTTTCTAACATCTTCAATCAAATTATTTTCTTTAATCACATTTTTCCATTCTGCTTTTTTGAACTCAAAACTTTTTCCATCATCAAAAGTGATTTTATATTTTTGAGTTGTTGGTCTTTCAATTCCACCCCTTAAAAGAAGTGCATCAAACCAACTATCTTTATCATCTATTCCACGATTGAAATAAACATTAAAGTTTGCTTCACGGAATCCCGGACCTACTCTTGATTTCTTTGTTGTTACTTTTACATTGATACCCCTTATTTCTTCAACATCTTTATCTCCCAAAGTGATCTTTTCTTTTATCCATCCATTCCTTTCAACTTTAAGTCTTAAAGAAGCATAGAATTCAAGTGCTTTACCTGCTGATGCTGAAACATTTTTTTCACCAAACTGAACACCAATATTAGTTCTGGTTTGTGCTGTGCAAACCAATGCTACATTGTGTTTCTGAAGTAACCTTGCGAGTTTTCTGAAACCTTTTGACATAAGTTTTGCTTTAGCCATACCATAACCAGATGCAGCAAATTCACCTTCCATTTCTTCATCATCTGAAGTTGCTGTTACAGAATCCCAAACGATTGTAATGAATTTGAATTTATTAGCATAATTTATGATTTCTTCAATCTTTGAAAATATTTGTTCAACAGTATCTAAATTTCTATAATGAACAAGTGTATTAATATCTACACCAATGATTTTCATAAAGTCTGTGCTTGTTGCTGCCTCTGTATCTATAAATACTGCCAAGCCACCCATTTTTTGAGTGCTGGATAAAATATGTGAAGCCAATAGAGATTTACCAGAATTATGATTCAACATTCCATTTCCAAAATAACATTGTTCATCATAATCTTCTTTGTCAATCATAATATCAACAATAGGATATTCTCCAATGTATTTAACTTCTTTAACTGTTCTATAAATATTATCTTCACACAATATCTTTGTTTGTGTGGGTAACAAATTTAAAGTTGTGACCCATCCAGAATTTGTAAAAAATATGTGTTTTTCTGCAACTTTTATACTAAAATTATTTTCCAAAATTACTTGCCATGTTTTTAATATTCCTTTCTTTATATATTCTTTTACTGGATAATATTCGTTATTTCTTGAAAGAATTTTTACTTTTTTACCATCTTTTAATAATTGTTCAATTTCTTTTATTTTGATTTTCATTTTCTAATCCTTTCTAACCCTTTAAATTATTTTTTAATCTTTTTAATTGTTTTTCATTTATTAAAACCATATTTTGTTCTATATATTTTGATAACTTTTCTTCGGTTAAAATATTTTTAATATCAAATGTCGTTTCTGTTATATAACCATACTGCAAATTCTTTCCTTGCATTTGGGTTTTTTATTTTTGGATTGCGATATTTCTTCTTTAATGTTTTTTCGTAAACATCATAAAAATTATTTTTTCTTGCAATCCATAATATCCATCTCGGATTTTTAATTCCTATTTTTTTACAGATACGATGTCTATCAAATCCAGACTCTAATAATTTTTTTATCATATCAATGTTTTCTTCGTTTTCTTCTAAATTTCTAAAACTGTTCAAATTTTCTCCATAGTAAAATACCAATGAAACCATTAATATAATTACTATGGAGAAATTTGTTAATCTACAATTATATCAACAATCGTATCTTCTGTCACGCAACTTGGAGCACCATAAATTTCTGTAATTCTTCCAACTGGGATTCCACCATTTTCTTTATTAGTAATGATAGTATCTAATATTGTGCTTTGTGTGGAAATATAAAATGGAATTGTAGAATCTGTCTCACCCAATAATGTTGCTTTTTCTCCTGGTTCAGAAGTTTTATTTATTGAGTTAAAAAATTCTGTTACTTGCTGTTTGTAATCATTTACATCAGAATTGGTTTCTAATGTATTCTTGACTATTTTACTTGATTTTGCCATAAGTTATACCTTTCAATTTTAAAATTATTAGTTTATTTAAATAAATTTTTTTGAACGGTGTGGCTCACCATTTTGTAATGAACCACACCATTACGGGAATGGAGTAAATTTATATTATTGGCTTAAAATATCTTTTAACTTGCTGGTCAATAAAGATTCGTTTGCTGCAACTTCTTGGTCAATGGTTGCAGTTGGATCTTCTTCTTTACCATCAACTAATTTTTGAACCTTTTCTAATAATTCTTCTGTTGAAAGTTCCTTAAAGATATCAAGAATATTTGGACATTCATCATACAACTTTTGTGCGAGTGCCATATCCTCAAGTAAAGGAGTCTTTGCGGGTTTCATAAACACGGAAGTCTTTCCCCAGATTTCTTTTGCATTACGACCAGTGTATTCTACGATAACATCGTGTCCTGCTTTTGCATTTGCGATATCACCATAATCTTCCTGTAAACAGAATTTAATTATGGTTTCGTAAACTGTTGGTGATATACCCCAAAAATAAACCTTTGGTTCATTTCCTCTTTTAATTTCATCTCTTGAAATGATTGGAATGTAATATCTTGGTTTTGCTCTCAATGCTTTTGCTTTATCTTTATCTTCCTGTAATTCGGATTTATAAAGATTGCTTACATAATCACAAAGAGGACAATCTGCCCTGCCCAAAGATTTCTTTGCACAAAGAACAGTTTCGCCTTTTAAATAGTGAAAATAAAGTTCATTGAAAGGACTTACAGCGTGTTTGTAAGGAATAATTCTGACGAGGTTGTTTCCTTCTTGTGGTTTCCAAAATAATTTTTCTGATGCTTTTTTCTTTTCTTCAATTGTGTGTTTAAGTTGTTCTACATTAATTGAGCCTTGAAAGTTAAATGTGTTATCCATAGTATTATTATCCTATAAATATAAAGCGTAGAGTAATTACGCATACGAAACATTTTGTCAATTAATAATCATCTGATTTTTTATTTTATTTAATGATTATAATTCGTTTAATTTTTTAACTTGGTGACTTCTTTTTTTAAATTTTCTTATTATAATTTTTCTTTATTTTAATTTTTTATCCATCTTACTTAATAATTTCAATTTTTATTTTCTGGCATATAGTCGTTCATAATAGAAATATATTCCGGAATTGTTTCGTTTGAAAAATTTTTAAGAAAAATTTAATCTATACAAATATAAGTATAAATTTTCAAAATACAAAGTTTTTTTCTGCTGCCTCTAAAAATTTTTATTGTGTCTGATTTACTGTTCCTTCTAATTCTTTTAACACAAAGAATTCAATTTTATCATCATCATTTTCATACCAATTGAAAATCATAAATTTTTTTGCAAATTTAGGGTGGTTCTTAAATTGTGCAATATCCTTTTGGAATTCTTCTAATTTTACCTTATCTTTTGATGATGCTATTACAACATCTTTCCAATATTCTTGATTTTCTTCAATATCAACATAAAACATAGATGTTTTTAAAGGAATTTCTTGTTTTTCCTTGTTGAATGGGATTAAACGAAACGCCTTAACGGTTGCCATAATTATCTCCTTTATTATATCTTTTTTTTACCGAAACACTTTTGTTTAATTTAGTGGTTTCTGTATCTTTTAATCCTTATTGTGATTAATTGAATTATATTTTTCTATCCAAAATATTTCTTTTCTATATATACTATAAATGCTTTGATTATTGGCATAACCGTTCCATCCTTAAATAATTTCTTACTATTTTATTAAAGTCAAAAACGAATTGAAGGGTTTGTTCTTCTTGAGAAACAGTTTCCCAATCTTTTTCAGAAAAGAACTGAAATACTGGATATTGTGTTTTGTAGAAAATATTCCAATACTTCAGTTCTAATTTTGTATATTCTTTCATATAAATAAATTCCTATACTTGATAAGTATATAAAATATAAAACCTATCAATAGGAAATTAGGAAGATAGTGTTTTGTATATAAAACATCACCTTTCATACTTATAATATAAATACTATCACCAATAGAAATCGTATCTGATTTAAAGAAATTAACTTTCATTGTGTCCATCTTTTCTTTAAATTTTTTATCAGATATAATTAAATCTTTAATTTTCTGAGAAGTCTGATTTTCTAATTCTGTCGGAATAATTTTTCCAGTATTAATCAAAGTATTATAGGTTTTAAAACTTTCCTCAATACTTTCAAAAGAAGCAAGTTTGACAAAAGATAATTTATAGAAACTACTATCTTTGGTTGTTACCCATTTATATTTTTTAGTCAATACTGTTGCGGTGCTTGGAATATTAATCAATTGTTTAACATCATTATATTCAATACCAAATGGATTATTACCAAATGAATATTGACCCCAATTTGAATTGATAGCCCATTGTGCCATTAACATATTTGGATTATCAAACTTCTTTGCAATTGTTCTTATTGATACTGGGATTATTCCAGAAGTATATGAACTATCTGTAACATCTACATACTTACCATTCGGCATCAAATATGATTTTTGATAAAGTTGATTGGGTATTTCTACTGAATAATTTTTCTGCCATTGATGTTTTAAATATTCAGTATTTTCCTTTTTGGTATAATAATTAAAAGGAAATATCAATTCATATAAGAACAATATGATTAATATGATATATTCAATTTTTTTCATTGGTTATTATTTCTTTTTCTTGTTTTCGGTTAAATTCCAAGTTCTGTTAATTCTTTCAAATATATGTCCCATTTGTTTGAATACAATTTTCTTGATATTAGACAATTTTGGGGAAATAATAGGAATCTTATCAGCAGCAACTGTTTTCTTGACAAGGAACGGTTCAATTTTTTCTTTTGGAATTTCATTGCCGGAATTATCAAAATATTTAATAGAAATATTTTTAATTGGTCTGAATTTAAGATATGTTTCACCACCTTTTTCAAATACTGAATTATTTCCTTGAACTTGAATTTTTGAATTAGAAGTAGACCAAGGATGTTTTCCTACTGTGAATGTAGATGTTCCGGGAGTTCCATACATTTTATCTTGTTTTCTTCTTACACCGGCTTGATAATCAAAATTTATCATTCCATTAATCACAGATTGTTTCTTTACTTTTCCGTAATATGGATTTGTTACGTTCATTCCATTTACGATACCACTTCTATTCATTGTTGGAATTGTTTCTAAAACGATAGTGATAAATTTTGCACCCTTTAAATTTTTTACATAGTTTACAAATTCTTGTTTGTTCATTTAATTTTTTCTTTAATTAATTTTTAAAATATTATGGATTGGTTAGTTTTTTTAATTCTTCTGTTATTTGATTATATTTTCCAATAGTAAATTTACTCATCAAAATTTCGTCTTTGTTTTCATCTATATAATATAATTCAACAATGTTTACATCTTTATTTTTAACCAATTTAAACATATCCAATACTTCAGATACTGTTCCGTTCTGAAACATAAAACTCAACATTTCTTCATATTGTTTTTTATTTTCAGAAAACTGACAAAATTCCAAAAGAAATTTAGCAATAAATCTTCTTTCGGTATCTACAGTTCCATTTATATATTCTTCTAAAATTTTATAACTCATAGCAATTATAGTAAAATTTTTAATAAAAAGAAAGGGGAAACTACAATTAATATTTTTCTTTTATACTTGGGAGTTTTCATAGAATTATTGTAGTCTCCACCCTTTACTACATATAAATAGTTTCAAAAATGCTTATAAACTATTATTTAATTCTTTATTTTTTTTGAAGTCATTAAGCATTTTAATAAAACGTTTTACTCGTTTTATCTTTTTGTGTTCTCCCATAACAAAAAGATGCTTTAAATAACTTACTTCACCTTTTTTATCGCAATACGTGCAATCTGGATTCCAAGGTTTTTCTGGAATCGGTTCATCAATAGCGTGTCCTCTACAAGCGGGACAAGGAATTTTAATCATAATACCCTCTGTTTTTTGTTTTCAAAATAAAGTTAATTAATTAGTAATTGTTTCATTTATTGCTGTATAATCTTTGAGAAACCATTTGATTTATTAATCAATAAAACATTATCACAAATATCATAAATAGTGACATGACTAATAACCATTACATTTTTAAATAATCCCTTTAAATATCTGAATAACTTTGGAATTTCTCCAAGCATATTAGCATCAAGAGGTCCCAATGGTTCGTCTAATAACAATATCTTACATTTTGCTATTCTGGAAATCAACACCAGTGCTGCCCTAAAAGCCAATCCAATAATTGTTACTTGCATACCACTTGCTTGTTTTTCAACATGGTATTCCAATCCGGATTTTTCTTTTACTTTAAATAACAATTCTTCATCTTGCATAATAGCATTTATATTCCAATCAACAACATTCTTTGTCATATTAGTCATTGTTGAATTTAATAATTGAATATAATGTGCCACAATAGATTTTGGAATTCCATCTCTATGAACAGCATGATAATAGGTTTCATAAACCATATATTCTTTTTCCATCAATTCAAATTCTTTAATTTGCTTATCAATGGAAGCAACCTTTTCAGCATTTAATTTTAATGCAACTCTTAAATTATTTGCTTCATTGTTCTTTTTAATTCTTTGGTCTTTTAAATTATATACTACAAGTTCTTGTTCGTTTGCTTGTTTCTTATATAATTTGTTTTCCAAAATTGTCTTTTGATTTATTTCATAATCAGAAATTTTTGTTTTTATTTTTTCAATTTCTAATCTTATTTTTTCAATCTGGGTTTTAAGAAGACTAATTCTGTTTTGATTTATTTTGTGTTCTGTATCTTTATTTACCCGAATTTCAAATTCTTTAATCTTATCTTCTATAATCTTCTTATCGGTTTGTTGTTCATCAATTTCATCTTCTTTTTGCCTTACATATTGTTCAAATGCAATAATATCTCTTTCTAATCCTGGAATTAATCTTTCTTTTTCAAATGCTTTTTCAAGGAACATACATTTCTTACACAAATCAGTTTCTCTGCACCAAGGTTGTTTGTCTATAATTTGAGAATCATTTTTATTTTCTTTTATCTTACTTTTATTAACTTGAATACTTCTTTCGGCATTATGTTTTTCAGTAGTCAAATTTCTAATCTTAGTATCAATATCAGCAATAGCATTTTTAAGAACTTTTATGTTTTCCTGAATCTTCGGCATATCTTCTGGATTATGTGGATTTAATTGTATTAATTGAATTTCCGCTTCTTTGTTTTTTATTTCTTGTTCATATAAAGTGATATTGTGTTTTTCATCATCTACATTGATTTCTTCCACCTTTACTTCTTTTATCAACTTTTGAATTTCAATTAATTTATCAGTTTCAACCGTTATTTTATCATCTAATTCCGAAAGTTCTGTGTTGATATCTTCAAGTTTTAAAGTATCTTTTCTTATAGTATCTTGAATAGTTGAAAAATCTGCTAAAACATTATCTTTGTTAAATGTTTTCAATTTGTTTTTCATTTCATTATATCTTGGTGTAATGAATTTTAACAAACCTTCAAATATTTCAAGTCCCAGCATTTTAATTAAAATTTTTGCTCTAATTGTCGGTGTTGAACATACAACACTTTGAATATCAAATTGTTTAGATAAAGCAGTATCTCTAAAATCTTTATAACTTCCGAAAGTAGTTTCAATAAATTTTTTTATTTCATTTTTGTTTCCTTTACAAGAAGTATCTGATGGGTCTGTTAAATTATTAATTTCAACATCATATTCAGTTGTTCTTTTTATATCACTTTTTTTTCTAACATCTCTTATGATATGATATTTTTTTCCACCAACATTTATAATTACTTCTAAGTGCATACTTTCTTTTTTATGATGTATTAAATCATATTCAGGAGTATCATTTAAAGACTCGCCATATATAGAATAATATAAGGCATTAAAGAATGTAGAATTATGAGAAACTATCCCATTGGAATAATATTGTTTAACTTCTGCAACCTGTATATCATATAAATCTTCTTTGTTTTTTAATAATTCTATTACCTCTAATTCTTCCGATCCACTATCAGTTTCAATAAAATCTCCAATATTAAATTCTGACACCTTTTGAAATTTATTCTCTTGTTTTAACAAATGGTTTGGCGAACATTTCAATGTTTTGCCTGATTTAGTTTGAATTTTTATGACATCTGAATTTTTTGCTGTAATATCACAAGCCTCAATTTTTTTATATCCAAATGGAGTATTAACATTTATGTTTAAATCTCCATATTTTTGAAAGATATTATATATTTGTTCTATTGTTATTTTCTTTTTCATCTGTAAAATTTTTTATTTTTTAACATTATCACTTACAAACACATTGAAATTGTTTGATAGGTAAAATTTTTTTCTATTGAAACTATTTGGGTTGTTACTACATTAAATTTATTCCTATATTCTTTGTTAGACAATTTGTGAATTCTTGATATATGTGTTGTAAGATTTGTAGATTCTAATCCACATATTATACATTTTAATTTTTCCATCGCACTTCTCCTTTTCATATAAACAATATCTTGCTATAAATAGAATAGGAAAGTCTTGAAAATTATTCAATTAATTCCTTTGGAATAAAACCCAATTTTTCTTTAATATATTCTTCATCAAATTCTACTTCTATTTCTGTTTTTTTATCTACACATTTACCCATAGTATTATCAGCAAATATTCCAGTAATACCATGTAATTTTGTGAAATCAACTATATTATCCTCCCCATATCCAGAAAAATTTGAAAAAGTTAGAAGTTCCGGTTCCCAACTAAATTTACGAAAATCTTTTTTATTTATTGTTTGGTTTGCCGCTTCGTTCAATTGAACACACCTATCAATAATCCATTGATCTGTTTTCCATTCCTTTAAATAATTTTTAAGTATTTCGTTTTGAACTTTTGTATCATAGATATTTTCAACATCAGTATCAATATTAACCTGAATATCTTTTACTTCTTCTTCATAATTATAACTTAAAATCAAACTACCTTTTTGACTTACTTGGTCTCTAATATTTTTTTCAAGTTTTGCTTTTTCAACTTCATTTAATTCTTTATCACTAATATATCTCAAATGAACATATTTACTTAATTCAATATTAGATAAATCTTCTGAAAATAATTTTACAAAAGAATATTCGTTTTTTACCGGAACATATTGACATTCTTTTGTATTTATATCCCAGACCAAAACCCCTTTAGATACTGATTCTCCGAAGTCCTGTTGAACAAGAGAACCAGAATATGCAATTGCTGGTTTTATAATTCCATTTAATACAGAATATTTTTGTATAATTTGTCTTTTGTGAATATCCCCAGCAATAACTATATCATATCCATTAAACATATCAACTGTATCTTTTTCATCACTAAACACATATCCATCTTCATTAGTGCAACCTTTAATTGTTCCATGATATATTGCTATATATTTTTTGCCATCTATTCTTTCTGGATTTAAAGGATATTTTTTTCTATCATCAATCATAGAAAATATCCCTAAATTTATTTCATCATCAAACTTATAAATTCCACTTTGGGTATAATAAAGTAAATTCGGATTTTTTATATCTTCTATAATTGCAGATATACTATCCATTCTATCTTTTACCGATAAATTAAAATCGTGGTTTCCGGGAATAACAACTGTTTTAGTAATTTCAGAAAGACTTTTTAAAAACCATCTGTTTATAGAAACCGATTCTGGTGATAATATAAGTTTTGCATGAAACAAATCTCCTGCCACAACTATCATTCGTGGCATTATCTTTTTTGCCAAATCAATTGTTCTTTGCATAACACCTCTAAACTCATCGTGTCTTGAAGTGTTTCTTGTTTGAACATCTGCTATGTGTAATATAAATTCATTGTTCATATTTTATTCTCCATTAAAAGAAGCACAAATTACTCCTCTGGTTTGTTTATCATTTGCGATACCTATTTCTTCTGCATAAACTGTTTTTGTAGATGAAGCCCACCAACCATAAGAATATGTATCTTCATTCTTTTCTGCTGGTGTTACATCCCCATCAGGTGCTATTGTCTTTGCATCTTCAATATCATAAGCACATACAACACAACTGTCATAAGTATAATAACCTGTGTTTTCATCTTGCCATAACTGATATATTTTTAATTCTTGTTTCATATTACAATTTAATAAATTTTTTTATTCAAGTAAAGTTTTTTTTATATCAATCTTAATTTCATTCTAATATTATAATCAGAATCAAATAATTTAATATTCCTAATAGCATTTTCTATTTCTTCTGGCGTTGAATCACCTAAATCATTATATTCAGTTTCCATTGAATATACTGATATTTGTTGTTTATATAATGATAACATAATTTGTCTTTGTTTTGCCAAAGCGTCTGGGTCTAAACATACTGTAACCGATCTTGGTTTTTCCCTTATAATTTTCTTATATAATTTGCTATCTTCGGATAATGTTGAACCCAATAAAGGAATAGTTTGAAGTCTTTGCGATAATTTGATTGCATCAAATATTCCTTCGGATAATGCTATATCACCTTTCCAATCTATATGTGATTCATTAAATATAATTTCTTTCTTTGATGTCTTGCAGTTATATTTGAAATTTGTATCAATTGAACGAAAAAACAAAAAATCAATTCCACCTTGAACTGAATATGAAGGGATACAAATACTTCTTCTTAAAACTTTATTATCAATGTTAATTTGGTCAGCATATCTTATATCAAACTTAACTGCTGTCTGAATATCAATTCCCCTTACATCATGAACATATTTTCTGGCACTGTGATTTTTGCTTAATTGGGTAAGTGGTATTGTATTTCTAAAAACATCATCATACCATACTTTTTCAACCTCAATGTTTTTAATTGTTTCGGGAATATAACTCCCAGAAACTTCATTCCATTCCGATATAAGTTTACTAGCATATCTTTTGATAAGATATGCAATATTTTTGATTTTAATATTACATACCCAACAGTGTGCATTTTCCTTTTCAATGTTTACACAAAATTTATCTTTTCTTTTATTGTGTGAATTACATTTTGGGTTAATACATTTATATAACAATTCGCCATTTTTGGGAACTGTGCTTGGTCGTCTACCATACGCATCCAAAAAACTGTTAAGTATTCTTATTTTCTTTTGAAGTTGCTGTAAACTGTATGTATTCATCAGTTTGAAAAGAATTTAATTTAGAAATCCAGACTGCTACTTCATTATATAAACATTTCACTTCTGTAATATCATTAGCTATAGCAAGGGTATCAGGTGGGAATAATCTTATTTCAATTTCAAAAAATTTTTTCTTTCCAAGTTTAAGTGAAGATGTTGTGTGTTCGTGATTATAAAAAGCCAAAGTGTCTGGTTCATAATCCCACCAAGGAATAGTTGCGATGTTAGAAATAATTTCATCTTTAATATGTCTTAACCCAATTTTATTTTTACGAACCCAAGTGCTATATTCATAATTGTTCCCAAATTCAATATAAGATTTGTTTGTTGAATTCACATAAAATGAAACATAATATATAACTTCCCACATCTTATATCTAGATAACAATCCAGAAACTCTTACATTATCAAATTTATGTAATGGAAATTTTTTATAAGTATCAGTAAAATTACTTTTTTTGTTTATTACTAAATAATTTTTTAAAGTTGGAAACTGCTTACTCAATTTTTCATAATCGTAATTCATAAGGTAAATTAGTTAATTTGTAATAAATAAATTAATAGTAGTTTCGCTTGGTATTTGAATAGCTGGTGGCTGTTCAATTTCTTTCTATACAAAAATAAGTATAATAAAACTTAATTACTTAAAATTTTGTTGCCAAAATATTTTATTTTTATAGATTCCCTTCAGGTGGAGGATTAATCATATTTCTAATCATCTGTTCCTGAAAGTCTTCTTTGTTCAAATCATCAATATCTTCTTTCTTTATTTCTGTTAGTCCTGTAAGTCTTTCAACTTCTTTGAAATCTGGTTTTTGCATTTGTAATTTTTCAAATAACATATCAATCATTTTCTGCTGATTATCAATACTCTGAAATATAACATTGATATGGTTAGACATAAGACTTCTAACTTCCTTTACTTCAGCAAGAATACGAACATAATTCCTCATCATAATATTTGTTTGTTCCATCTGTGCCACAAGATTAACTATTAATGGGTCTTGTTCTTGCGATTTCAAATCTTTGTTGGATAAAAAATTATTTTCCATTATTTTTCCTTTCTTTCTAACTTTTCTTGTTTTTTTTCTTGTTCTTGTTCTTGGAATTTATGAACAATTGATTGAAAATATTTTTCTTGGATTTTAGTCCAAAGTTTTTTCTTCTTTTGTAATTTGAATATCTTTGTTATTTGCATTGTTTTCTCCTAAACTTACATATTCTGGATTTAATTCCGAAGCGATAAAATTTCTTTTGTTCCTTATACATACTTTAGAAATAGTTCCAGAACCAGAAAATGGGTCATAAATTAAATCCCCTTCTTTTGTTGATTTCAAAACTAATCTTTCAATAAGTTCTTCTGGTTTCTGTGCTGGATGAATTCTCTCTTTTACCGGAACAGCTCTGCATTTTAATATATCACCATCTCCAGTTGGAATTGGTCTTGCTTCTGGTAATTCACCCCATAATATAATTTCGTGTTGATGTCTCCACCCATATCCATTGATAGATACTCCTTTATCCCATATTAATGGTCTTACATTCTTTGTGAAAAAATAAGCATAATAATAAAATAAAGGATAACTTTGACCATCACAAAACATATAAATAGAACCAGTCGGCTTTAATATTCTTGCAAATTCTTTAAATACACTTCTGAAAAAATATTCTACAATACCCAAATCAGAAAAATTCCTTTTGAAATTTTTTCTTGTTGCATAATGCTTTGTTGGCAAAAAATATGGTGGATCTGTAATAATACAATCTACAAACTTGTCTGGCATCTTTTCCATTGTGTAAAAACAATCTTCTACATAAATTTTATTTATTTCCATCCTTCCTCCAACCCTTCTTCAATTTCTTCATCTTCTGTCAATTTGTTTTTTAAATTTCGCCTTTTTTGATTTCTTAATTCTTCTAAATGTGTTCTTCTTCTTATTTGACGTTCCCTATTTAATACTAACATAGTTCTTCTGTTTTCTAATATTAATCTTTCCAATTCTTTATCAGTTAAACCAGATAAGTTTGGGATTTCATTTTCTTGTTCTTCTTCTGTTTCATCTATTCCTTCTGTAGTAACTGCTGGGTTTATCCAACTTGTATTGTGTGTCCAAATAGTATTAACAAAATTGTTGCTTAAAGTAATAGTATTTACTGATGGCATCATTACATCATTATTCAAATTTGGTTTGTTTTTAATGACTTCAATTGTAATATGTTCTAAATTCAAGTTCATTAGAAATTATAAATATATCCCAATCCAAATTTAAAATATGTATTACCTTTTAAATAAGTAACACCTGTGTTTATTCCTAAATTGAATGGTGCATAAATTCCAGTAGTAACTTCCCATACATCAAACATCTTATAATTATTGGAATTAAAATTTGTATTCAAAGATGTAATCCATTTCCAAGTTGGTGGTTTCGGTGGTAATTGAATCATTACTGGATCTACAATGGTTTCGGTTGAATCATCAATAATAAAAGGATTAATGCTTTTTGTATAAACTGCAATTCTACCATTCGGCAATTTTGTTACAACAGTTGTTCTTTTGTTATTCACAAGAACTTTACTAAATTCAAAATTCCAAGGTTTTACAACCTGATACTTTGCTTCCAATTCATACCAACCATCTTTATGATTTACTGTTGCAATTCTATATGTGCTATCAGTTGGGTCTGGTTTTGTTGTGTCTGCTGGAACTTTTTCAATATACACTCTTTCTTTTGTAACAGTAACTATTAAGGGTTTTTCTTGACCTTTTTTTATCTGTTCAGTAATATCTTTATTAGATTTGATAATACTATCCATTTTTTGTTGATTGATATATGCTGTATATTTCCAAAGTGAATCACTGATTTTATAAGCAATCCCAACCTTATTAGCTTCTTCTTTCCATTGGTCTCTTTGGTTTTTTAAATCGTTAATATAATACAATCCATATTCAACAAGAACAATAAAAATTACTGCTATTGTGATATAGATATATTTATGTATATTCAGTAACATTTTATTTCTCCTTATAAAATAACTTTACTATCGTCAAAACTTTCAATTTCTTCTTCATTTGTCTTTTTAACAAAAGACATTGTTATTTGTAAATAACTACTTTTCTTTTGTGTGAAATTTACTACTTCGGTTTGTTGTATATTTACAAACACTATATATTTTTCACATAACTTCATCAAAGGTATCTACATCAATATCTGCCATCCATTCTGGTTCATCTATTATATCATTTTCTATTGATTAGATTTTCAATCTCTTTATTTTTTCCCAAACTGTCTTTTATTACAAGATATTTTTTAGACAATTCTAATTCTTTTTGTGTATATATTGTATCAATATCATTTTTATTTTTATTGCAAGCAATGTAATCTTTATAGGATTTAATTTTTAAAATATCCATAATTATTACTACACTTACAATTATTATAATTAATATTATTAATACTTTTAATATGTATTTTATATCTTTTGTCATTGTTTTTAATTAAGGTTTTAACCAATTCTTTTTTAACATTATTATATATAATATTAATATAATAATTAATAAATAACTATATGCAGCAACCCAACTTCCTTGATTAAGTATTGTATCTGCAATTGAATCTTTTATCTCTATTGGATTATGCCAACATCCTTTTAATTGTTTTATTTCAATAATTGCAAATATTATTGTCATTATTATACAAGGTATAAATATTAATTGATGTGGAAAACCTAATTGTAATAAAAATGATATTGGTATATAACTCATTGCAAAATGTATAAAATGCCATTGTATTGCAATAAGTTTTATATCATTATTAACAGGATAAACTTCTTTTGTTAATTTAGTATATATATCTTTTAAAAAATATTTTAAATAATATAATATCATAATAAATCTCCTCTATTTTTTAATTCTTGTAATGCTATATATTCAGAACTTCTACCCTGATTGTTTAATACTTTTGAAAATGCCAAAGAAGTATCTTTTGGTTCCAAATACTCATTGTGACTTATTGGTATCATTGTTGTTTTCTCCAGAAAAATTTATTTGTCTTAAAGATAAAAAGTTATCAACCTTTTCATCCCAATTACCCATAAGAAACCTAAATGCTTTCTTCTCTCTACAATACATTTTTAATAATGTGCTGTCAAATCTTGGTGGTTTAATTGATTTAAGTATATTGATTGTTTCATCAATATATTCTTGTGGAATACTTTTGAAGTCTATTAAAAATTTATTATTAGCCAATCTATTTTGTTCTTCTTCAGTTCTCTTAATAAACCATTCATTCAATAAATTAAAGTTCTTAACATATTTTAGAGCAGTAACGGGACCCACACCCGGAAATCCCTGTATCTTATCAGATTTATCACCTAATAATGATTTATATAAAACAAAGTCATAATTAATATCTTTCTTTTCGGTAAACAATTTTGTTCTTGGATTCCAGACTTTGACATTATCAATTTTGGTTACCAATTGAAGCCAATCAGCATCACTAGATATTGCAACAATATCTCCGCCATATCCAATATCCCTTAAATATTTTGCTGTAATATAAGCCAAATCATCGGCTTCCAGATTTTCATTTCTTAAAAAATATACAGGAAAGAATTCTTTTATCTTTTCTTTTAAACTTTTTCGTTGTCTTCTAAAATCTTCAAATAATGGGTCTTTTTGTCTTACTTCATCTCTTCCAGATTTATATTCTGCAAGTCTGCTATAACGCCAATGTGGATAACCTTCATCTAACATTATCATAGAGGTAGGTCTGTGGGTTTTTATCCAATAATTAAATTTGATAAGAAATTCACCGATTAGAGGCCAACCACCATTTATGGAACTATCATTTACTCTTTTAGTCCTACATAAATAAAACATATTTGCCAAATCTATTATAAGACAACATTCTTTTTTTACACTTTGTATTCCCATAAAAACCCCCCACTTGTTTTATGTTTGTTTCTTAATACTAAAGATATTGCAGTTGGATTAATATTTAATTCTTTAGATGCTTCTGCAATAGATTCCCATTCTTTGATGAAACAACCATTTTTATCCAATTGGATAATTTTTTTCATTCTTTTTTTTGCAGCCATCTTTTGTATTTCTATTAATATTTTTTTTCTTTGTAAAAATTTTGTAGGATTTAAATTTTTCCAATATTTTTTAGTTTTTACTTTATTCTTCAATCCTATTTTTCTTTTAGTTTCTTCTGATATTGGATTGTTTTTATAAACATTCTTCATCAATTCACCCCACTGTTGTTTAATAACTGGATCTTTGTATCTTCTTGTTTGGGATTTTGACATTTTTTTTCTAGTCTGTTCTGTCATAACTGGATTTTCCCCACCAGCTGTTCTATTATATCCAATTTTTATATTAGTAGAATTATATTGATTTATGAAAATTCTTTCAAACCTATTTAATTCTTGAAAGTCATTACATTCTTTAATAATTTCCCACTGAAAATTTTCTTTACCATATTTTTTAATTGCATAATGCAAAACCATTAAAGGTTTTTTTAAAGAATGTAATTCATGTTGTTTCTTTCTTCTTTCTAATTTTTGTTTTGTTAAACCTATATAAATTTTTCCATTAATTAAATTTGTCACTTTATATATAATCATTTTATTCTCTTTTATATAAACATAAAGAAGCATTCGCCAAATCACAAATCAAAACTTTTTCATTCATTTGAAATCCTTTCTTTATTTTTAAATCTTGTTTCCCATATTTTTTTGTTACGATTTTGTATCCATTCTTTAGATACATTTTTCCAAAATTTTTTTAATGAAACCATTCTTTTTTTTACTGTTGTCTTTGTTTGTTTTTTATCCTTTAATGATATTGAATTTGCTAACCCTATTTTTCTTTTAGTTTCTTCTGATATTGGATTGTTTTTATAAACATTCTTCATCATTTCATTCCACTGTTGTTTGATAATTGGATTTTTGTATCTATCTGTTTGTGATTTTGACATTTTTTGTCTTGTTTCAACAGACATTACTGGAATTTCTCCTAATAATCCTCCACAATTTATGCAATTAGTTGGAAAGTCTCCCGTTGCCATAATAATATTCTTTTAAATTTTTAAGAATAAATAATTTATATAAATTCTGTTTTACATATTTACGAACGTCTTTATAAGTAACCCACTTACAAGCAACTATTTTATCTGTAGGAATAAATACCCCATAATAAATTGGTTTCATATCAAACAAATAAATAATTTTCTTTTGTCCTTCAACTTTATCAATTAAAGT